ATTGTACTGTTCCACTTAATGTTATAACAGCGCCCGTATCAGCATCAATGGAACTATTCAACATAGTTCCAGTTGAATCGTTTGCTAGGTTCAATACTTGTCCAATTCCATTAGTTTCAAGATTGTCAATCTGACAATATCCACGCTGAATATCAATAAGATGAGTTGAACCATTTGCTCTAGACATAGAGCAATTAAGCAATGATACACGTGAATCATTGCCAGTATTATTTGCATATACACAAGATTTACTACTGTTTCCTTGATACACATAAGTATCTTCTAGATAAATTCTACAAGCATTAGAACCATTAATTTCAATGCCGTGATAAGCACCTGTTGGAAGAACAGCAACGTGAAACAAACCAAAGTGATTAACATCTACAGCAGTTGCTCCAGAAACAGATGGTGTAATAATAACGTGTCCGCGAATCCATATCGGTATGTGTCCTGCGTCTGGTGTATCACCAACAATAAAAATATGACCACGAGTTAATGTAATATTTTCTGTAGTTGCACTTTTTAGAATAATAAACTGTGGGTTATCAACAATTCCTCCTGAAATGGACAATACCAAACTGCCGTCGGCAATTCTTGCGTCAATATATGCCAAAGCAGCAGTGATTGATAAGAAAGGATTGTTTAGATTTCCAGTTGAAGTACCAGCTACAATATCTGTTCTACTTGGATCAACATACCAACGATTGTCTGATAGGATAGGAACAGTGGGCTCTGTGATTGATACGCCGCCTGGTGTTACACCATCGGATAGTTTAAGTGCGCCTATTACAGGATCAAAGGATATTTCACCCGCTCGACCCACATACGCACCCACGGTTCCCGCTACTGCTTTGCTTACGAGTTTTCTAATAGTCATTGTATTGTCCTAAACGGGCATACAATGAGTGTGCTAAAATCAGAGTATGTTTATATCAACTATTTAGCCAAAAGATCTTTACTTTATAATCACAATACTATATAATGTAGTATAGGAGATAACTTTGAAATCAACAATATGGATATTCTCGCTGGAGCCTATTGAGACTCGCTATACAGCACAGTGGCACAGTCATGTGCCCCTACTACTCAAGAACAAGTTAGGCGACAAGTTTAATGTGGTTCAGATAGATGGCGTTCAAAAGAACAGTCAACTCACTCCGGGTGCGTTCCTAAACTTTTCCGATACTAACTATTGGAAGAGTGCTCAAATGTGTGCGTTCTTGGAACAGCACAATCAAGGCAAGACTGGAGCCAACGATCACTTTATCTTTACAGATGCGTGGAACCCCACAGTGATCCAACTGAAATATATGTCGGACCTATTAGGCTTTAACTGGACCTTACACGGCCTATGGCATGCCGGTAGTTATGATCCTCAAGACTTTCTTGGACGCTTGATAGGTAATGTTCCTTGGGTTCGTTATGCAGAAAAAAGTTTCTTTCATGCAATTGATTATAACTATTTTGCAACAAATTTTCATATTGAAATGTTTATGCGTAATCTTCTTAATGATGGAATGGTTACTGAAAATCCATGGTTCGAAGAAGATCTCGAAGAAGTTCTTAATGGTGAGCATTCGATGATTGTTCGTACAGGATGGCCTATGGAATATATGGACGATATCCTTACTCCATATAAAAATATGCCTAAAAAAGATTTGATTATTTTTCCACATCGCCTAGCACCGGAGAAGCAGGTTAATATTTTTAGAGATTTAAAAGAACAATTACCTCAATACGAATTTGTTGTTTGTCAGGATCATCAACTAACTAAAAACGAATATCATAATTTACTAGGTCAAGCTAAAATTGTTTTTAGTGCTAACTTACAAGAAACTCTCGGAATTAGTTGCTACGAAGGTGCACTTGTTGATGCTATACCTGTAGTTCCAGATCGACTTTCCTATAGTGAAATGTATAATGAAGGATTTAAATATCCGAGTAAATGGACAGAAAGCTTTGATTCATACCTAGTTTATAGACAAGAACTTTGTCACCATATTATTGTAACTATGACCCATTATGAAAAACGTATTAGTCAAGTTAGAAAATTAGCCAATGATTTAACCGAGCACTACTTTAGTGCTGAGAAACTTCTGGAGAATTTACGATGAAATGGTTTCTGAAAAGTTTAGAAAAATTAGGTCGTAAGAGAATTGTCATGGATAGGCAAGATAATGAACCATATCTAGAACGTTATTATGTGTTTTTAAAAGATCGTAAATGGTTTCCGTTTAATGTTTTTTTGCATAAATTCCTAAAATCCGATCCCGATGATGTACATGACCACCCTTGGTCATATGCAACCCTAATCCTAAAAGGCGGATATTATGAATGGACTCCAAATTTTGATTCAAACGGCGTTAAGGTTGGAGAAACCCGCCATTGGCGCGGCCCTGGGCATTTTCGTGTATGTGCTTCTACTTCTTATCATCGCATTGAATTAAAAGAAGGAGTAACAGCTTGGACTTTGTTTATGCCGGGTCCACAAAAACGAGAATGGGGATTTTTGGTTAACAATCAATGGATTCATAATGATCTGTACCTTAAGAAAAAGGCCACTAAATGACCGATTTAGAAAAAACAGATGTGCCATGGGACGACATAGTTTCAGAAACTTCTGAAATCATTGTTTATCGTGACAAATATCCTGTTTCTTTTAATCATTTACTGTTTGTACCTAAATATAATAATGTGGACACTATTAAAATTGCATTTGAGTCAGCATACAAATACGGTTTAGCAATGTTAGATTCCGGTCATATCGACGGATTTAATATCGGAATCAATCACGGCAATGCAGCAGGACAAACTATTATGTATCCGCATGTACATTTAATTCCTAGATACGAGGGCGATGTTAAAGATCCAACTGGTGGTGTACGAAATGTTATTCCAGGTAAAGGAAATTACAGGAAACAAAAATGAAAAAGCTTATTATTAATGATAAAGATTTTAAAGGATATGTAAGTGAAATTTGTAGACAAATTTCGTTGAAAAGTTGGAGACCAGATTATATCATAGGAATAACTAGAGGGGGTCTTATTCCAGCAGTGATGATAAGTCATTATTTTAAAATTTCTATGAAATCTCTAGATGTAAGTCTAAGAGATGGAGGAGACCTTACTAGTAATCTTTGGATGGCCGAAGATGCGCATGGATCCTCTGCTGAAAAACATGTTTCTGATGAAAACGATGTAGCATCTATTTTAGAAGCAGCATCTGAACTATTAGAACAAGGAGAAACTTATAAAAATATTTTGATAGTAGATGATATTAACGACTCCGGAGAAACCTTTAATTGGATTATGAAAGACTGGCAGGCAAGTTGCTTACCTAAATCTTCAGAATGGGAAAATGTTTGGAATCAAAATGTAAAGTTTGCCGTGGTAGTTGATAATCTTGCTAGTAAATGTAATGTAAAAATGGATTTCACGGGATTGGAAATCGATAAGTCTAAAGAAGATGTATGGGTAGAATTTCCGTATGAAAGTTGGTGGAAAAATATTTAAGGATTAAAATGAGAACTCAATTAATTAATGCAAGCAAAATGCATTATCAAGCACATATAGAAAAACATCGTATCAATATCGAAGTCATGCTCAATAACCCGACAGCTATTCCTGAGCATTCAGATTTAATGGATGCTATTGAAAAAGAAGTAGCTATTATTGCAGAGTATATGGACAAACTAGAAGTATTAAATAGATATTTTAATTAAAATGAGAATAGAAGACGAAATCAAATTAGACTTTAAAGATGTATTGATTCGACCGAAACGAAGTACTCTTGCAAGTCGTAAAGAAGTTAACCTTAGTCGTACATTTACATTTAAACATAGTAGATTGGAATGGAGAGGCATTCCTATTATGGCTGCAAATATGGACGGTGTTGGCACCTTGCATATGGCTCATGCCTTATATCAACATCGCATGTTTACCTGTTTAGTCAAGAATATCGATACGTCAAATTTACAAACTACAGTGGAAGACATCGGTGGGAACTATTTTGCTGTTAGTACCGGCACAAGTGAAAATGATTTTCGAAGACTGAGTACTATCCTTAACGATTACAAAGAAATTCAGTTTATTTGTATCGATGTTGCTAACGGATATAGCGAAAACTTTGCGGATTACGTAAGTGAAGTTAGAGAAGTATTTCCTTCACATACTATTATTGCAGGTAATGTTGTTACTGGAGATATGACACAGGAATTAATTTTACGAGGAGCAGACATTGTTAAAGTTGGTATCGGTCCTGGTAGTGTTTGTACTACTCGCATTCAAACTGGTGTTGGATATCCGCAATTATCGGCAATCATCGAATGCGCCGATGCTGCCCATGGGTTGGGTGCTCATATCATTGCTGACGGTGGGTGTACTTGTCCTGGAGATGTTGCAAAAGCATTTGGAGCAGGGGCCGACTTTGTAATGCTCGGTGGTATGCTAGCTGGACATGACGAAGGCGGCGGTAAAATAATTACCGAAATGCACCAAACACCTCGCCGTTTAAATGATGGATACGAACACGAAATTAAAAACTTTGTAGAATTTTATGGAATGAGTTCAGACACGGCTATGGAAAAACATCACGGAGGCATCGCCGAATATCGTAGTAGCGAAGGACGTACAGTTTCGATTCCGTATAAAGGTCCTGTCAAAAATACAATTCTAAATATATTAGGGGGATTACGTAGCACCTGTACTTATGTAGGTGCTCCTACACTAAAACAACTTAGTAAATGTGCCACTTTTGTCCGAGTAAATAGACAAATTAATGATATTTTTGTAAAATAAACATTATGAGTAAAATTAAAGTTAGCGAACTATTTTATAGTATTCAGGGAGAGGGAAAATATATGGGAGTACCCTCAATCTTCTTGAGAACATTCGGATGTAACTTTACCTGCGATGGCTTCGGTATGCGCAAAGGAGAACGCTCAAATGAACGACATATGGTGGCAGATCGTATTTCAGAATTTAAACAATATAGAGACCTTCCCCTTGTTCATACCGGATGTGATTCTTATGCAAGTTGGGATCCACGATTCAAAGATCTTTCACCGGTACTTACCACAGACTTAATTGCAGAAGAAATTATTAAATTACTTCCATATAAAGAATGGAGAGATGAACATTTAGTAATTACTGGCGGAGAACCTTTATTAGGATGGCAACGTTCTTATCCAGAATTATTAGAACACCCTAAAATGCAATCTCTAAAAGAAATTACATTCGAAACTAACGGTACTCAACAACTTACTGCGGAATTCAAACAATATCTCCAAAATTGGAATCAAAAAAGATTCCCCCACGGTAATGAAGGAGAAATTACTTTTAGTGTAAGTGCAAAACTTCCAGTGAGCGGTGAAAAGTGGGAAGATGCTATTAAACCTGATATAGTTTGCGATTATGCTACTATAGGTCACACATATCTAAAATTTGTTGTAGCAGATAATGACGATGTTACAGATGCACTCAAAGCAATTAAACAGTACAGAGATTTTGGATTCGAAGGGCCAGTATATATAATGCCAGTCGGCGGTGTTGAAAGTGTTTATACTCTTAATAACAAGAACGTGGCACTGTTAGCTATGAAATACGGTTTAAGATATAGCGATAGACTTCAAGTACCGCTTTTTAAAAACGAATGGGGTACATAATGAATAAATTTGTTGAAAAATTGTTTGGTATTGATAAACTAAAAAATCAGATCGAAAATTCTATTAGAGAAGCCGAGCAGGCAAAAAGATTAGCAGAATTAGCCAAAGAAGAAGAACGTAAAGCTAAATTAACTCCAAAAGAAAAAGCCACAGAAAATAAAGAACCGTGGGTTGCAGTTTTGGAAACGCATGTCAATTCTGATAATATTCGTAATGGTTTTTTTGAACTTGACTGGAATGAATATTTTGTGTTACAATTACGTCAAGCAGGTTATACCGGTGCTGCCGACGAAGAAGTAGTAGACAAATGGTTTCAGGATCTTTGTAAAAATGTTGGTTCTGATTCAGGTGTCAATATGGATCGTAGAGGCAGTGGATTTGTTAATAGAGCACTTCGAGACGACGGACTTACAGAGGTAGGTTAATGACTAAAACTTATATTTTGGTTGACACAGCAAATACTTTTTTTAGAGCTAGACATGTCATGCGTGGCAGTCTAGAAGATAAAGTTGGATTAAGTATTCATACTGTGTTAAGTAGTATTCGAAAAGCATGGCGAGACTTTAACGGCGATCATGTGATAATCTGTTTAGAAGGTCGATCCTGGCGTAAGGATTTTTATGCCCCCTATAAACGTCAAAGGTCCGAAGCTCGGGCCGCCGCTAGTCCACGCGAACAAGAAGAAGATCGTGTATTTTGGGAAACATTTGATCAATTCAAAAATTTTATTCGAGAGCGTACCAATTGTACTGTTTTACACAACGAACAATTAGAAGCAGATGACCTTATTGCAGGTTGGATTCAACATCATCCACATGACAATCATGTAATTATTTCCACAGACGGAGATTTTGCTCAATTAATTGCTCCCAATGTAAAACAATATAACGGAGTGATGGGAATTACAACTACTCACGAGGGATATTTTGACGAAAAAGGTAAACCTATAATCGATAAAAAGACAAAAACAATTAAACCTCCACCAGATCCAGAATGGCTTATCTTTGAAAAATGTATGCGTGGTGATACTAGTGATAATGTCTTCAGTGCTTATCCAGGTGTTCGAGAAAAAGGTACAAAAAATAAGGTAGGATTGAGAGAAGCTTTTGCAGATCGAAATACTAAAGGATGGGCATGGAATAATCTTATGTTACAACGATGGAACGATCACGAAGAAAAAGAACACCGAGTTTTAGAAGACTATAATAGAAATAAACTTCTATTAGATTTAACCCAACAACCAGATAATATTAAAAAAATAATTAAAGATACAATCAATAATTCTATTACAGCAAATAAAAATATTTCACAAGTTGGTATTCGATTAATGAAATTTTGCTCAGAATATGATTTACAAAAAATTTCTGAACAAATACAAAGCTATTCAGAACCGTTAAATGCGAGGTATACAGTATGAATACAGCAAAAATTTTGATTCCAGAAAAAGAATGGTTAATAAAAGATAACACCAAAAAAATAGGATCTATAAGTAAATCTAAAAAAGGATATAATTTTTTAAAAAACGGATATCGAATACCTTTTAAAACGCTGTCGGAAGCTAAAGAAAAATTAGGTATTGAATTCTTCGAAGAAAGTATTAAGAAAACCAAATCTATCAATTCAGATTCTTATGTAATCTATGATTTTCCGTGCAGTAATAAACCGTTCGAACCCGTTTATAATGTAAAACAAAAATTACCATTGTTTTCCAAAAGTCTTAAAAGTAAAAGCAAATACTGCGCAGGCTACTATGTTATTAAATTTAAAAAAGGTTGGGTTAAAAGCTTCTGTCCTAAATTAATTACATTAGAAAGATATCCGTATTATGGACCGTTTAAAACCGAACAGGACATGAAAAATCAATTAAATAAACTTAATAAAAATGAAAACACTTAATACTTTACCTATTGAAGATTTTTTAGACAAAACAAGAATAGCCATAAAAAGTGGACAAAAAAACTTGACTTTGTCTATTAAAGAAGCTACTGATCTACAAAATAGTTTAGTAATTGTAATGACTAGATTAACCGGTGATATGGACAAAATTTTATCCAATGTGCAACAACAACCCTCTAGTATCGAAGTAAAGTTAGATGGCGGAAAATTCTAACAAGATTAGATAAATATATACGTAGTTAAAGGAACGTATATATGAGTAGACCTAAACCAAATATATTATTAGAAATCACGAATAAAAAAACTTATAAGACCGAGCAGGTATTAAAAGCCGAAGCTATATGGGCAGTATTTTATCAAAGTAAACCTATAAATTTAAAAACCAGCAGTCTTTTAACACAACAATTAGGTCCAAAATATAAAAAAGTAAGTTTTTCAAATGTAGGACATGCTTTAAATTTAGCTGAAAAATTAAATAAAATGTTTAACACAAATGAATTTCATGTTTATAAATTGGTTACAGGTGAGAAAATAACCAATGAACCAAAAAATTGATATTACAATACAGATTGCTAAATTATTAGGTCTAGATACAGACGATAAAACTATTAAAAAATTAGCATCAATTTGGTGGCTAAGTATTAGAAAAAAAGACAAGGGCGGATTACGTCTTTCCGAAAAAGGACAAGAAGCTTTTCAAGAAGCTCAAATTAAATCATACAAAATAAAATTTCAAGATCAAATTCATTTTACCAATCAATTAGTAATTTGGCTTGATCATTTTATAGAATGTCCATTCTTTATTACCCATAAAGAAATAATAGTTTATTCAGAAAAAATGGCAGTTCAATTAGTGTTGTTTTCTGGCAACGTTTATCAATATAGTTCTGCTAAGGCTAAAAGTCTATCAAGTTGACAAAAATACGCAATTGCCATATAATATTTAGACACTGACAGATTAAATCAGTTTTTTTAAAGGACAAAAAATGGCAGAAGTACACAGCACTCGTACAGTTACTCCAAGCGAAGCAAAACGTTCTATTCGTAAATGTGTAAAAATTAAACGACCTGTTTTCCTGTGGGGACCCCCAGGCATTGGAAAATCCGACATTGTAAAACAAATCGGTCAGGAACAAGATAGAGAAGTTATTGATGTTCGTTTGAGTCTGTGGGAACCTACCGATATTAAAGGTATTCCATATTTTAATCCAGAAATGCACACTATGACTTGGGCGCCTCCTGCAGAACTTCCAACAAATCCCGAATCAACTGCAATTTTATTTCTTGATGAATTGAATTCTGCTCCGCCAGCGACTCAAGCTGCTGCTTATCAATTAATTCTAAATCGTCGTGTAGGTACTTATGTGCTTCCCGAAGGTGTTAGTATTGTTGCAGCAGGAAATCGAGAAACTGATAAAGGGGTAACTTATCGTATGCCTGCTCCGCTGGCTAATCGTTTTCTTCATATCGAACTACGTCATGATTTTGAAGATTGGCTTTATTGGGCTACGGAAAATTCAATTCACGAACAAGTTGTAGGCTATCTAGGATTTGCGAAACAGGATCTATATGACTTTGATCCCAAGTCTGCTAGTCGTGCATTTGCTACACCTCGTTCGTGGTCATTTGTTAGTAATCTGCTAGACGACGATGATCTAGATGAAGGCACACTTACCGATCTAGTAAGTGGTGCAATCGGAGAAGGACTAGCTGTAAAATTTATGGCTCATCGAAAAGTAGCAAAACAAATGCCAAACCCATCCGATATCCTTGCAGGAAAAGTTGCTAAATGCAATATTAAAGAAATTTCCGCAATGTATTCACTTAGTATTTCCATGTGTTACGAATTACAAGAAGCAGATAAGAAGAAAGTTAAAAATTGGGATGTTATGGCAGATAATTTCTTTCGATTTGTAATGGATAATTTCCCCACAGAACTAGTTGTAATGAGTGCAAAAATTGCATTGACTAATTACAAATTGCCGTTCGATAGCTCAAAACTAACCAATTTTGATGAATTTCATAATAAGTTTGGAAAATATATTATTACCGCAATGGAATAAATTATTGTATAATATAGATAAGGAGATCAATTATGAGTAATAACGCAACAACTTCAGTAAAATCTAAAAAGATCGAACCTAAAAAATTTACAGAAACAGAGAAAAAGAAAATTGTAGAAAAACTTGTTACTGCTCGAATTGGTCTCCTACTCCGCCATCCTTTTTTTGGTAACCTAGCTACTAGACTAACTTTAGTAGATGCAATTC